CCTGCGTAGTCAGTGGTCACGAATCCTGGGTCCTTGATGTTGGCTAGAGGAATCTTGATTGTGGAGAACGTGATGGGCGTAGCCAAAGTCACAGCGTACTCACCAGTTCCGGTGTGAACTACACCGGAGATTCCTGGTGATGCAATGTCAACAGTACCGTCAGACTCAACGATAGCACCGTCCGGGTTCTGGCCGATCAATGCCGATTCTGCGCCAGTGTCAGTCTGTGCATAGACCTTCTTGTCAGTCTTTGCGTAAACACGTACGTGATTCGACGCTGGGATTGCTGGGGCTGTGCCCGTCTCTAGATCAATCACTGCTGCTGCCATGGTAACCTCAAATCACATGTAGTGAACCGCCCGCTGCGATGTTCAAGACACCGCCAGCGTCGATGTTGAGTACACCATCTACAGTGTACTGATAGTTTGCCGGGACTGATACTACCTCAGAAACGAGAATGTGGTCCTTGATCAACCCGTCGAAATCTGGTGCCCAACTCGTTCCATTCCAACGCAAGAGCTGTGCCACTATTGGTGGTGTAGCAGAAACAGCACGTCCTTGCAACCCAACAACCGAAGGATTTGGATAGGTTCCGGACAGATCGCCGCCTGCTGGACCACTTGGTGTGGACCCGGAAATGAGCGAAGGATTCACTCGACCAGTAGCTGGATCGGTCATGACGATGCGGCTAATGGCTCCTGCAAACGTCGTAATCGCGTTCTGTACAGCCCAAATGCCATCCTCAATCTCTTCGTAAATCAAGTCTTCATTTGTAGCCCAGCCACGCGGGTTGATGTTGCTTGGGAAGCCTAGTCCTGCGTACGTCTCGTTGTCTTCGGTTGTTTCACCCGCAGCCTGGTAGCGCCAGCCAAGTGTTCGCGTTGCGAACGTGCGAATAGCGATATAGGATGAGGCGTTATCACTTGGGGAGCTGGACCCGTTGACCTGCAAGGACACAGTATACGTACCCTTTACATCCGGCGTGAATGTAAAGGACGAACCTGCGCCAGTAGTACCACGAACTAGCGCCGAGCGAATAGGCACATCCACGAGAGTCCACAGGTATGTGGTCTCGGAAGTGTTGTTCGTACACGTCACTAGTTGGGAGACAACACCGTCAGAACGAGCTTTTCCGGCTGTTCCTGCGGGACGGGTCGCCTGGTTGATCAGAATAGACGCAGGCATCAATACTCCTAGGGCTTGGAAGCTTCCAAGCCCTAAGTGTACTAGATTCCGAGGTCTATGACAAGTGGCGGATTTGTAGGCTTGTATGCTTCCGTACAGATCGCCGCGTTCAACATCATGGTACTACCCAACATGGCGAAACCGTGTCCGGCATGGATGTGACCGCAAATGTGCACACGTGGCTTCTTCGTGAGAATCACGTCTCGTAGGTCCATACAACCCACACGTTCGCCACGAGGCGTGAGATCAAGAGCACCGTAGGCAGGGCCGTGCGTGATGAGAATGTCGAGTCCTTCGGGGATCTTGTCCCACTTGGACCTGATTTCCTTGCCTCGCTCGGCATTGAACACCCAATGCTGCTTGAAGAAAGCAGGCGTCCAGGGCGAACCGTAGATGCGGAAACCAAAGCGCTCAATCTCTTCGTCCTCGATGTATGTCACATCCGGCAACAAAGATTTCCACGTCTCTGGGTCACGTTGTGCCGTGAGGTCATGATTGCCAGCGATACAGACGACTTCACCGACCTTGCCACTGTCCTGTAGAGCAAAGCACCAGTTGTTGAAATCCGTGATCTGTGCGTACTCTCCACGGTCCGTGATGTCACCAGCTACGATGAGCAAATCACAGTTGGGCACCTGTATTCTATTTTGGTACGAGTGCATGTCCGAGATAGCGCAAATACGCTTCGTCTTCACAGGAAGTTGCGGCGTCTGTGGCTTGTTGCGCCAAGCTCGTGCTGATTGAACCATGTCGCCCGTCATAGCTTCCTCAAACATTTCCGCGTGCCATCAGGAAGAGTCCGCTTCGGAGTGATACCTTAGGCTTCCATTTACCATCAATGCGGAGTCTGTCAAGGGACGGCACCTTCCACCAAGCATGACGCTCGATTGGTTCCACAGTGACAATCTCGATGTCCTTCTCGAAGGCATGGCCAACAGACTTGGCTAGGGAGAGAATCTCCACCTGTTCATCTGAGCCGACATTGTAGATGCCTCTGTGACCCTTGAGCAAGCGCTGTACCAACACGCCGATTGCTGCTGTGAAGTCTTCTTCCCAAAGGAATGTACGGATTTGGCGACCAGGATGGTCAACAAGCAGCGGGTGGTTACCACGTGCTTGCTTCATGAACTTGTTGACTACGCCGTGCGTACAGGTAGGTCCGTAGACGTTGAATGGTCGTACGACCACAGTCTTACCTGTTGGTCGCTGCACAAACATGTGCTCGGCAAGCAAGGACGTGAGCGGACGCACAGCACTCTCATCAAGAGGCGATGTAATCACGTGTCCTTGCGCTTCATCCATAGGTTCTACTTCACGTAGATTCAACGCGTAGTCTCGGTCTGAGTACACGCTGGATGAAGAAAGAAGAAGCACGGGCCAATCCTTGGACTGTACCGTGCGGAGTTCGTCGAGTAGTTTGTATGCGGCATCGCGGTTGTGTACCTCTGCTCCGGCTAGCACGAATACAGGGTTGTCTTGATCGACCTGCGAAGGGTCAACGACGAGGGCAAAGCCCTGCGAGATCAAGAAACCAATCGTGATCGGAAGAAGTACGTGGCGACCTACTACGACGAACTGTGTACGCTTCACTTTTTGAGTTCCTTTTCTGCACACTTGCAGTGTAGGACAATCTTCTTGCACTTGTCGCACTTAGGCAAGATCTTATCGGTCATACAACCAGCTCTCTTTCATGGTCGAGAACAGCACAGACAACGGGAAGATCACTACACAATCTGCCGTTCCCAACTGAGTTTCAAAGTATGTCTTCGACGTGGACAACTTATGCCACAGTTCCGGAGTCATGTGCATGCGACGAACCATTGCGTACAGAGGCGCATGGTTCTTCGTAAACACAAGCAATGGAATCTTCCCCTTCGGTGTTTCCGTCAGGGTCTGTTCCCACCACTTGTGCATCAAGGTCTTGTCGGACGTGAGCATCTGCTCCAACGTCCAACCTTCGACCTTCTTGCTTTCCACACAGAACGGGAACGATTTGTCAGGCGTCACGAGGTCGCCGCATGCGTTCCAGTCCTCACGAAACTTTGCCGTCGCGAAGCCACCTGAAAGTGGCGTACGTGCAAAGTCCGCTCCCCACCATGCCGAGAATAGCTTTGCCAGCTTCCTCTCGGCCGTCTGTCCCTTCTTGCGTCCGTTTACTGCCATTCACGGATGATACGCCGTGAATCACGAACTGTCAAGTCAAATCCCACTCGGTTTCAACTTCGATTAGCTTGGGCTTTTCTGCCTTTGCTTTCGGAGGGTTGGTGAGCGGCGTGCTGGACACGGATTGGTAACCCTTCTTGATCTTCTCGCGCATCACGTTCTCAAAGACTTGCATGGCATCGTCCTCAGTGGAGTATTCGCCGAAGCCAGATTGGCCTTGTGTGCCGATCTTGCCCCAACGAGTCTTGAATGCGTGCGAACGTCCCGTACGACCAGCAGAACCACGGCCGCTGGATACGAGCTTGAGTGCAGTAAGTTCGTAGAACTTGTTCGAGTTCTCAGCTACGTTCTTGTACTCAAGATACTCACGACGTAGAACCTCGTAGTCAAGTCCGTTCTCTTCAACTAGGTTAGCCATGTTTCTTCCGTGAAGGTGTGAAGGCAACTTCTTTATGGTCTGTCCAACCGCGGTCAAGACGCTTGTACATTGTGAACTCAGAGACTGAGCAGCGCGGGTCGCGGGACCACTCACTGACTGTCTTAGTCTCTCCATCAATGGTGAGTTTGACATTTGAGCGAGTATTCTGGTTCTGTTCATAGCGAGTTGCCCAACGAACATTACCTGGCTCGTAGTTGCCGTTTGAATCCATGCGCTCAATCGTGTGCTTGAGTGTGGGACGCTTGCCTACCATGAACAGGAAGGCTTCGAAGCTGTCTCGCCACATATCACACACGACGATGCCGCGACCACCATAGTTCTTGTAGTCTTTGTTGTTCGGGTTGTGGCAGCGTTGAATCATGTGCACCCAAGTATTGTACTCGGGCGATGCTTTACCGTATGGCGAAGCGCCATGAGAAGTCTTTGACACGGAGACTGAGCAACGTCGGCACATGAGACTCTTGGCATGCGTCAAGTCATACTTGCGCACTGCCTTGGTCGTACGTCCGCACGAACAGGTACAGATCACCTTTGTGGTGTCTTTGCTCTGCGCGGTTACGGTCCATGCACCGAACGTTTGCCCAATCGCCAGGTCACTCATACGATTTCGAGTGCATCACGATGAACACGCATGTAGTTCATGTGGTACTCGCAGTTGTCCAGCTCGTTGAACCAAGCACACACGAAACCATTACGTGTATGTTCATCCTTCGAGACAACGCTCATCGCAGGACAAGGGAACAGTCCCTTGAGCTTGACACGAGACCCGATACCCACTACTTGCTTCTTTGCCATGTTTCCTCCTCAGCAGATCGCCGATGCGTGCCAACCCTTGGTTCCGTATGCGCTGCCATAGGCATCGTACCTGGCACGAAGGTTGTCATCCGCATCATACCACTTCTTCGTGTTCTTGGGCTCGTAGGTCACGTCGAACGAGGCACCGTCGAGATTGAAAGTAACTGGCACGCCAGTCTCTTCGCAAACCTTCGCGAGTTCTGCCATGGCTTCCTTCACAGTCTTCTCAAAGACTGCCTTCTGCGCATGGACCTTCTCAGCCGCTTCAACGAACTGTTCGTCTAGTGTTTTCTTGGTCATGATTATCGCCTCTTCGGATCCTTGTAACGACGACCACCCTCAGCCTTTTGCTTTGCGGAGTCCAGGACGGCCTGTGCCTGGCTTCCAGAGACAACCTGGATGCGTTCCGCTTCCGAGACTGCCTTGCCCTGCATCTTCGACGCAATGACCTCAGGCGGGTTCTCGATGACCTGGAAATCGATTTCCTTGGTGTCCTCGTTGATGACCTTCGTGAAGGTGAAGTAGAGGCTCACAAGTTCACGGAAACGTGCCGACTCCATGAGTCGAGAAAACATGATTCCATATTCACGAAGCTTGGCATCTGCAAGCTGGTCTTCGGTCTCTGTGCTCATACTTGCTCCAACTTCGTCTTGATGGTCACAGTCACATCATGCCCAGACTGACGGTCCTTGAACATGAAGCTCACGCCGTAGTCTGTAGGCACATGACGGATGACTTCACCGTTCTTGCCTTCGATGGGTTCGTAGTCAACAGTCTCGGCATACTGAGACACGTGGTCATTCTCGACCAACTCAGTGATAGCCTTGAGACGCCCAATCAGCTCTTTCTTGAATACGCCACTCATAGATCAAACTCCGCGTTTAGGGTTGTGCCGTCCGATTCAACTTCTGTCTGCAACTCACCGTCGATGTACACCTTGAGTTTGAGTGTACCATCTGTTTCCTTGCGCGTGACAACACGCACATGACGCTTCTCTTGGGGCGCAGCCGGCAATACGATCTTCGTACCTGTAGTCGTGTCAGGCAACACCGGATACGGCTCGAATGGAATCTGCGGTACTGTTGGGATCCATGGTTGATCTGGAATCCAAGGCTCGCCTGGCCACGGGCCAGTCATTGGCGGCGCGCCATACATTACGGTTCCATGTGTTGCCGGAGTTCTCATTGTCCACCTGTGAAGATTTGTTCGTTTGGAATACGCTTGCGATACTGTTGGAACGGTGCCGCAAAGTTACCATACCCAAACTTGGCTTCTGGGTCACTTGGGTCGATGACAAATGCTTGATGCTCGAACGGAGACATGTGTCCGTTGGTTAGAAGCATGTCATGTAGTGCGTGGTCTGCCTTGTAGTCGATGACGTTGCGGTCGTGAGTAAGATACGACACCCGAGCGCATCGTGCAACCGAGCATTTCAGAAGGAACAGGTCCACTCCACGGTCATCGTACTTGTACGCCTCTTCAATGTCCTCAGGACGGATGTAAGGTGCATGAAGATCGCCAACACAGCGTGGAATAGGCGTACTCTTCTCGATAGCCTCACGTACATTCTTCGCGACAATCTGAATCTCCGGCTGTGCTGCTGGATGCTCACGAAGCGCCAGGAAGTTACGCCACTCTGTTGCCGAACAGATTACCTTGTGCCAAGCATACGGCTCGATGATACGGTTCGCCCACTGCTTGTGAACGCCCACATCCGCCAAACGCTTTGCGTGCTTGGTAGCAGAAGCACACGCCTCCAACCAAATCTGACGAGCTTGTGCCTGTGCGATTGGGTCGAGCGTGTCACCAGCCTGCATACCCTTCTTGTTTGCAAGAAAGGCTTCTGGGATGAATGGGTCTGTCTGCAACATTGCGATGCGCTTCTCAACCGGAATAGCTCGACTTGATGCCGAGTTGCGGGAGAACATGCGATGTGTGTTGAACTCTGCCAGGATGAAGCGCGGCATGTCGATCAACAATGTGATGAGGACTTCCCCACCCGCAGACGAGTGTGCGAGGACTTCTACTTCGTAGCTCACTTCGAGTTCCTCAACTGATCTTGAAACTTGCGATAGCCTGCGGCAAGTGCTGCATACAAGCAGAGCCAAGCAACGCCTACGAGTGCGAACACACCGCCAGCGAACAGGTTTCCGACCAGCAGTTGTGACCCGCCGATGCCCAAGCATAGACCGCCTAGAACCGCAGCCAACCTACCACTGTACAAAGACATAGTGTTCATGTTCCCTCGTGCTGTGCCTTGTAGACAAGCATGTACGTATCTACGTTGGCGTACAAGTCTACTAGCGTCTTGTCGTTGTTGAGGATGAAGTCGAAGTTGTTGATGTCGAAGTCTTGTGTCTCCGATGCATGACCCGCTACCCCAAGCGTTGTTGCCTTCGCATCCGAAGAAGGACGTAGCACGCGGATGACACATCCGCCAGCGTCGTGAATCTGCTTGAACTCGTTCTCGAAACGAATATCAGTCACCACAACACCCTCAGGCATCTTGAAGCCCTTGAGCTTGCGAACCTTCAAGCCTTCCAAGCGGTCATAGCCGTATGGAATCATGTCGCCCTCTTCATTGAGCAGCTTGCGAGTGGTACGTAGAAGGCAGTCAATCCACAGGTTTGGACCCACCGCTTCACGACCCCACTCAGTTCCTAGCGTCTGCAACATGATGCGAGGTGACAGCTTTCCGGTGTAGTGATCACGGAGCCAACAGAACCAGTGAACTAGATGCTTGTACGCACCAGCTACGAACTGCGGTTCTGAGTTTCCAGTGACACGTTCGATGTACTCGTGCCCGTACATTTCGATCCTGTACTGTGCCAGGTTCCAAGCTTCTACAGTGTGATATCTTTCGTCCACACCATTGCGGCGATCACTCGGACCCCATAGCTGGTCCTCAGTGAATCCGAATACGTGATAGCCAAGATGCTTGATTGGATCTGCCAATGCAATCTTGGTGAAGTCGTACTTCTCGACAAGATAGTCACCGACTGTATCCTTGCCAGAACCTGCTTGACCAGAGACACCCATGATACTGAGCTTGTGCATCACTTTGGCTTTCGTAGATAGATTTGACAACGGTCCATTGTTGCCCAAATAACAAGGACCACGAGGATAGCAGCGTCACACCAGTCTAGAAAGGTCATAGTCCCATCCTTTGTGCATCAGCAAGCGTGATACGGTATACGCGTGTCGGACTGAAAGACTGTCCGAGAGTCGTCAAGGCTCGAATCTCTTTCTCAAGCCATGCAGCCTTCTCGATACACGCCTTGAAGAACAAGGCGTTTGCTGTGAGCGAAGCGTCACCAGCAAGCGAAACCATCAGTGCTACCGCGGTCTTCTTGTCCGGCATTTCCAAGTCCATGCGATCGAGCAAAGCCTTGTACTGATCCTGATACAAACCGACACGATTTCGGATGATGTCTCGTAGAGCTTGGCCTTCGGCTTCAACGTGATCGCCACCTCTGGCATCTAGGATAGGAGCTTCCTTCATACTACGAAACCTCTAGCTGGCGTGAGAGACTTGATGCCACTGAGGGCGAATGCGTGTGCGTCATCACGCTCAAACACTGCGGCCTGCAACTGACGGTCAAGTTCCTTGAGTCGGTGCTGTGCAAGACGAATGGTCTCTTGTTCCTTAGCGATGAGCTTCTCAACGATGCGCACACGCTCTACACGCTCAGCGTACTCCGAAACGAACTTCATTGCGAGATTTGAATCCATGTCCATCCTCCGAGCTTCCAAGCATACTACGAAACGGTCGACGTTCAAGTATTACTGGAAATCCTTGGTCAGTGTTGACACGCCGTTTTCCTTCGTGATCACAATCTTCTGATTGAAGAGTTGCTTGAACGAAGACTTGTGTGTCACAACAAACACAGTCTTGTAGCGTTCCTTCTGGTCTGCGAGCAGTGCGGTGATTGAGAGGTTGCCTGCGTCGTCGATGCTCTCGAATGGCTCATCCAGGAAGCGCCAAGGCAGTTGCTTGGCAGTTCGGAACGTAGCCAGGTCGCCCAGGGCCATCGCGATTACGAGGTCAGCACGAGCCTTCTCGCCCTTGCTGACGCCCTTGTACTGCTCACCGCCATGATTGTAGATGACACTGATCTGGAACTTATCCTTGACGTCGCCCTTCTTCAAGGCAGTCTTGGTAGAGAACGTCACCTTCATTTCGTTGCCGGTAAGCACACGAGCATAGTAAGCAGCACGGTCATTCAGAACAGGTGTCACGTAGTCAAGCATGTAGCTACGGAGACCAGCCGGTGAGAAGCCATCGACCCAGAAACTGCAAAGCTTCTGCTCGCTTACCAACTTCTTGTGCTCGGCCATGAGGGCACACAGCTTATCCACCAACCCTATTACGAGCTTTGCCTTGTCTCCGAAGATCTCTCCGAAGTTGTGTTCCTCTGATTCTACCTTCTGCAATGCCGCTTGTTCCCGAGCCAAGTCAGTCTTGTGGCGAATCATCGAATGAGAGAATGCAGACTTGGTTGTGGCAACAGTGCGCAACGTGTTCATAGCCATAGTCTTTATGTTGACCATGCCCTGCAACGTCGCAAGCTCATTTGCTGCGGCATTGATTTCACGCTGGATTTCCCCATCCAACAACTTGATTTCCGTAGTGTGCGCGAAGATGAGGTCTTGGTAGCCTTGCTTCTCCACGTCAACTTGTGCCAGTGCAGACTCAAGATGATCGGGTGTAATCTTGGCTTCACAGGTCGGACACGTGCCCTCAAGCTTTTGCAAGCGTTCACGACGCTTATCCTGCGTCGTGATGCCTTCCTTACCAATCATGAGTTGTAGTTCTTCGTGAAGGCGTTCGTCCTTGAGCTTCTTGATGCGAGCCTTGGCTGGTGTCTCGATAGCAAAGATCTGCTTGTTGAGACCGTCAATCTCACCCTTGATATCCTCAGCCTCTATTAGAAGTTGAGGTACCTTATCTAGCTCAGCCTGACAGTTTGCAATGTCCTGGACGAGCAACTGTATTCTTTCCTTGATATTAAATACGCTAGCCGCCTTGTTTTCAGTAAAGCTTTTCTCCAAAGCACGAAGCTGCCCAACTTCCTTCTCGATAGCATCGAGGGAGTTGCGACAGCTTATTTGCTTCGAAGCATTCAGCGACAACGCACCATCGAGTTCACGTGCACGTTCGCGGGCTTGTGCATATGCCGAGGAAAGCTGTTCTGTCTGCAACAGCTTCTCAAGCAGTTCCTTGATTCCAGTATCGGTCAACGTAGCTACGTTGACACCAGCACCAGGCATCATGGCACAGAAGGTGATGAAGTCGAAGCCAACAATCTGGTTGATGACCTCTTGCAACTGCTTCATCTTCTTGGTCTTTTCGACCCCATTGATGAACAGGCGCAAGTCGTTGGGCTTGTCGATGCGGGTATCCTTACGATGGCGAGACACGATATACGTGTTGTTACCATCGCGGAGCTTGAGCCTGACCGCACAATCCTTTCCATGGCGACGGCGTACCACGTCATCACCGCTCAACTCTCGGGCAGTCTTATCCCAGAGACACCAACAGATAGCGTCAAACAACAGGCTTTTTCCGGCGCCGTTGCTCTCGAATCCGATAGGTGCGTCCTTGTTGACACCCGTGACCAAGATGAGACCCGGCTGATTGAGCTTCAACTTGACGTGCTCAATAGTGCAGAAGTTCTCAATCGTGATCTCTTCAAACTCCATGCTTGCCCTCACGTACGTAGTTCGTTAGCTCACACACTACGTCATGGATGACGTCTGTTCGATAGAAACCGGAAGAGTGGATGCAGTTGATTTCCACGACCTTGAGGTCGAAGCAACCACGCCCCGAGCCGTACTTGCCATTACCGTCCGCAGGTACACACGCTACGTCCAGCACAAACGCACCAGCCTCAGCAATCTTGTCGCCTTGTTCCTTCGCGAACTGCTTGATTTCATAGGCTTGTGAGATATCACGCAGCGAACCATCTGGCGCTGTATCTACGTCAACCAACCATGGGTCAATACGACCATTGTGCTTGTAGCCTACAACTGCGGCAATCTTTCCACCAATGTACCAGGTGCGGTACTCTGTGCTGATTGGCAGTACGCGGTTGACGTACACCGGAGAATCCAAGGTGAGAGACAAGTCGTCACCTAGACGTGGCGCATTGTCCACAATCTGCTGGAAGCCTTGTACGTCTGTGACCTTGCCACCGAAGAGCTTGATACCCAACTCAGGACGCACAAAGAAGTCCTTCGTAGGATCCTGTGCCAGTGCTTCACGCACGGTCATCTTCTGTGCACCAGCGTTCAAATAGTCAGCGCCAAAACGTGGGCCATACCACGGCACCGAGTGCATTACCGGGTCGTAGAAGAACGCTGCCTTGTCACACAGTGTTGGGTCGTTGTGCACCATCTGCACAAGCTTGGTCGACCCGTAGTAGATACGAGGACCATCCCACGTGAAGTTGGGCACCTGACCGACAAACGGAGGAAGAGGGAACGCACCCCAGCTAATGCCGAAGGCGTTGAACACCTCGACCATATTGGCTGCGCTATCTTCCTGCTTGAGTCGGCTCTGCACCAACCACAACACTTGTGACCAACTGTACTTCATACGTCTCTTCCACAGTCTGGACAGTACATGGACAGTTCTCCCATGCATGAAGCTCGACGCTGATTCGGATGCTCGCAATCGAGTTGCAAATGCTTGTACTCAATCTGTAGATGATCTTGCTGGCGCTTCAACTCTCGACTGAGGTGGTCGAGGGCGCGCTTGCGCTCACGCACTGCTTCGGGTGTCATGTGACCTCGTGGACATGGTTCACATTGATCCAGTGACCATCGACACCCGGACCCTCGCCGTCAGTTTCGCGTGAGTCCAACTCTGGGTAATGTTGAACGATCAGCTTCAACCACTCAGATTCGTTCTTCGGTGCTTGTGCCATGTCAAACTGCATGTAGTAGTCATCACTACTTTCACTCGTGACGTGAACTACAAACTTCTTCATGATGGCTTTCTTCATACCTTCTCCCTGTTCGGAGCCACATCCTGGAACGGCTTATCTAAGCCCAAGTATTCCATGTGCTTGACGAAACCATTGCGAGTAAAGAAACCCCAATCCTTCTCATCCGGACCAGACACGAAGATTGTCCATGCGCCAGCCTTGAGATCCTTGAGTACCACTCGATGGAACGTGTCACCTGTGATGTAGTTGAATCCAGGTGCCTTCCTGTCGAACACATCCGGTTCCAAGTACGAGAGCGCGTGCATAGCGTTGTGTCGGTACTCGTAGTACCCACCCGTCAGGATGAGACTGAAAGACCAACGCCACGGATGGTTGTGCAGGTCACGGTCCGGATCACTCTGATAGAAGTGATGGAGATAGATGCCTGGAAGACGCCCGTTGTGCTTGAGATAGAAACGATGAAGATACGGCTTGCCGTCAACTTCAATCAGCTTCGCTCGTCCCGGAAACTTCTTGATCAGGAAGTTGCCCACCAGATTCACGATACGGACCCAGAGTTTCATCATGTTCATCCCTCGTAATCACGGCGAAGAGCCGTACGTTGTAGTGTCCGAGCGGCAGTGTAGCCTTTCCTACGCACGGTGCAAGTGCCACTCGGTTCACGACCTCAGCAAAGTCAGCTTCAGTCTGATCGCCTTCTGCTCGCAAGGTGAAGTCTACGTCAGCCATAATGTCAACTACCGACGTGTTGACATTGGCACTGAGTTCAATCTGACGCTTCACTGTTCGCTCTCAATCTTGCAGCCGCATCACCGCGAATCTCGCTCATCTTCTTTGGCTTGTTGCGAACAGCCATTGCCTCATCGCCATGAACCAGAATGTCAGTGTATGTCGATTCGAGGATGAGGAACTTGTCCACATTCACTAGTAGAGCCCGCATGTCACAAGGCCCAAACATGTGAACTTCCTTCTTGGACACAACCACGCGAGCCTTCCACTCGCCAGGATTGCGCGTCTGAAAGAAGTGCACGTCCACGTTCTGTGACGCAGGCTTGAGCTTGATGTTAGAGAAGTCAGTCATTCTCTTGTACTTTCGCGAGGATAGTCCTGCCGTATTCGATCAACTCCTCGTGAGTCACATCGGGCATGTTTTCCTTGAGCCAAGGTTCGTTTGCCTTGACCCACGTCTCAACCATAGCAGCCGGGGTTAGGTGCTTCTCGTCTAGTTCGATAGCTTGCAGCTTGGCTTTCGGTGGCACGTAGATGACCTCGCAGTTGGTGGACTTGATCGTCTTACGCATAGCATCTGCGTCTGCCGGAGACAACCGCTTTTCCGTGAGCACCTTCACGAAGTCCTTCTCGCGAAGGTTTGCCGTAGTGAGTTCTTCTTCCGTCACTGCAATGAACCGTGCAGCTTCACTCTCAATGAAATCGAACTCGATGTGGTGCTGGTAGACACGCACATGGAGAAAGCCACGCTTAGTATTTACATCACCCCAGTTATGTTGATGGGATGCTCCGATGTACCAGCCATTAGGAAACAGTGGTTGATGCTGGTGGAAGTGACCGAAGAGACACCCTGCAAATGCTGTATAGGGGATGTCACCAACGCCAATGTCGCCTTCGCTAACCAAAACGTAATCGCTGCCAACCTTGGCACCCTGCATGCCCAAGTGAGCAAACAAGAGCTTCGGACCTTCGCACACAGTGTCTGCGTGGTTGCGAATCGTGTCTATTGCAAGCTGTCTGTTCTCTGTGTACGGAACAAAACACAGAGTGTACGTGTCTCCACGACGACCACGAACATGCGACCTCAGACTGCCTGAGCGCTCCCAACCCTTCACGACAACGTTGGGTATATGGTCAAAGACTTCCAGAGAGTGGACCTTACCCTCACGGTCAAAGCAATCGTGATTACCGACCAGCATGTAGACTGCTTCTACATTCTTGGCGAACTTGGCAATCTCACGCGACGTGAAGTTGAATGCGTCAGTAGACACTGCCTCACGTGTGTGAAACAAGTCCCCACCGAACACAATCTTTTCGATGTCGTGTTCGTCCGCATACTTGCGCATCTGTTCGATAACCTGGCAAGCGTCTACAAGACGGGAGTTCGTAAGAACCCCGTCGTGCATGACTTCTTGTGATCCGAACGGAAATGGGTGTGCGTGATGGTCCGAGAAGACGAGCAACTCGTCAATCAATACATCTGCCATGTGGTATTTCGCTTGGCTTGTATACAGGACAACCCGCCTTTACCCAATCCATACGCTCGCCTGTAACATCGCGCACAGAGTTCTGAGGGTCTGCCAGTTTCTCTAGCAGCTTCCTCAGAACCGGATGGAGCGGTGTGAAATCAACCCTTGAGATCATAGTGCTTGCGGATCGCCTCGGAAAGCGGAGCAACCATGTCTGGATGCTGCCTGAGATATTCCACAGCCTTGTCACGGCCTTGTCCAATGCGCTCACCCTGGTAGCTGTACCATGCGCCGGACTTCTCCACAAGCTCAAGCTGTGCGCCGATATCAATCAGCTCACCGAAGTAGTCCACACCCTTGCCATAGAGAATGTCGAACTCTACTTCACGGAACGGAGGAGCTACCTTGTTCTTGATGATCTTCACACGTGTACGCGTGCCAATCACATCTTCTCCACGCTTGAGCGTACCGACCTTGCGAATGTCCAAGCGGCCAGAAGCGTAGAACTTGAGTGCGTTACCACCCGTCGTTGTCTCTGGGTTACCGAACATCACACCGATCTTCATACGGATCTGGTTGATGAAGATGACAAGTGTCTGGCTCTCACCTACGATTGGTGTGAGCTTACGGCATGCCTGGCTCATGAGACGAGCCTGGACACCCATCGTCGCTGCGCCCATGTCTGCCTCTTGCTCTGCCTGAGGCACCAGGGCGGCCACAGAGTCGATGACGATGACGTCGTAGGCTCCGGACTGCGCAAGGGTCTCAACGATTTCTAGGGCTTCCTCGCCGCTCGATGGTTGTGCGAAGGTGAGTGCGTCCATGTCCACACCAAGCGCACGAGCGTACGCCGGATCGAGAGCATGCTCAACGTCGATGAATGCAGCCAAGCCGCCATTCTTCTGAGCGTTTGCAATCGCGTGCAGCGTCAAGGTCGTCTTACCGCTGGCTTCTGGACCAAAGATTTCGATGATGCGACCACGTGGGTAGCCACCAACACCGAGAGCGATATCCAAACCGAGGCTTCCCGTAGTGAGAACCTCAACATCCTTGAGTGTGCAGTCACCAAACAAGTTCACTGCGTCATCGCCATGCGTCTTCTTGATGAGTGCAATAGCAGCAGCAGCGGCCTTTTTCTTGTCACCGCCAAACTTGGTTAGGTCGACCTTCTCTTTTGGGGCCTTCTTGCCCTTGCGTTCGATAACTGTTTCTTCGTCTGACATGTTGTACCTCTACAAATAGAAAAGGCCCACAGCTACAAAGTAGCCATGAGCCTTCGCCATTCCCACCCTTGTTCTTCTCAGTCGTCGAGCTGCTTGCGCATGTCCGCAGCGAGGTCATCGCCGCCGTCATCGCCCGCCCATGCAGTCGAGGCTGCCGACTTCTTCGAGCTACGTGTCTCAGGTTCCGCTACGACACGAGTGTCCGATGCGCTTGCAGGAAGCAGACCGGAGAACTCCGATGCGGGACCTTCACCGAGCAACTTCACCATGTCTGCGTAGCTGTGAACCTTGCCGATCTTCGAGAGGTCGGGAAGCTTGAAGTCCGCAGGGATTGGCGCACGAGTTGGCTTCAACTCTGGCGTCACGGTGTAGCGCGTCTTGAGTGGATCCTTGTTCGGGATCTTCGTCAACACGATGTTGTAGCCCGCCTCAGCGTCCGTGATGTCCATCTCGTTCGCAACGACGATGTTCATCACCTGCTCAGCGATCGTGGACGTTGCGGCGTAGCACTGCACCTTCGGGTCACCAACCTCGAACGGACAATCCGAATCCGGACGTTCCTTCTTCCAGTCAGCGATATCCTTCGCGGTGTAGCTCTGGTCATTCATGTCAACAATGGACATGAGATACGCGAGCTTCGCACGCAAATCCTTGACAAGCTGCTGGGCTTCTACGTCGCCCTTGCGCTGCTTGAGCTGGTCCACGAACTCACAGATAGGGCACGACTTGTCGTCTGCCGCGTGTGGGGTCTTGTGTGGGCAGAGCACAGGTCCGGTGCCTTCCGCTACGTTCCAGTGCTGATGCACCTCACGGAAGAACTGACCAGCCATCGGACCCTCATCCGTCCACGGAGGAAGGATGCGAATCACGTTCTTGCCTGCCTGGGGCTTCCAGAACTTGAGGCTTGGTCCGCCACCGCGTGCCATTCGTGCCTGTAGATCCTGCGCCGCCTTCTTCAACTTTTCGTAATCAAGTGCCATTGTGATTTCTCCTGTTTGTTTTGTTGCTACCTACTTGGTAGTTGAGCCAATACTTTACCACGGACGTGCGAGTTGTCAACGAGTATTACCCGAAATCGTCTCTCGCACGGCGGCTGCCTTGACAGACAAATCTGCCTGCATTTCAGCCCTAAACGCAGAGCCAAGCTGGATGAGCATGTCCTTGCGTTGAATCATCGAAAGCATTGCAACCTTGAGCACGGAACACTGCTTCTGTGCTTCAACGGTTTCCTCTTGGAATGCTAGGTAGCGGTCGTCTGTCACCACTGAGTTTTCGATCATCTTCTCAGTGACCTTGACACCCGCGTTCATCAGCTCTGCACGCTTCTCATGATCGATGAGAGCATAGAGACGCTTGAGCGCGTTCTCATGCTGCTGCACCTTGATGCTCGCAAGTTCGTAGCAAGTTGCGTAGAACGCGAATCGTTCTGGCTGCTTCATGAACTCGCTGTTCAAGTCACTGCGATTGACGAAGAGGTCTTCTTCTAGTTGTGAGTTGTAGGTGGTATTGCCTACTGTGAATGTTGGGTTCAACTCTCCGAGAGTTGGTGTCTGTTCGATGTCTGGCATTTGTTTCCTCGTTCGCTCCATCGTAGCAGGGCGATTGCCACTGTCAACGTATTACCAGGTCCGGGATCTCCAACGACTTCTTCTTGCCCCATGATGGATCTGCTTCGGAGAAGTCGGCTAGGATCGGCACAGTGAAGTGCCAGTCTTCCATTGCGTGCTTGATGCGTGGCAGTACATCCAACTCAGATCTGTGAATGTACATTTGGATTTCGTCGTGAACCAAGTTCACGATCTTCGATTTCTTTCCCTGTAGGATCTTGTCAGAGCGAACTACTGCAATCTTAAACAAGTCAGCAGCAGTACCCTGAATCAAGAAGTTGACGCCCTGGCGCTGTGCACGAGCTTCCATCCAGAAGAGCTTCTTGTCTCCGAGAAGCTTGCAAGCCTGTGCATTCGGCAAGTGACGTACACGACCGAAGTAGTTCTCAAGCTCTGCGTTCTTCGACACGAGACGCTTGCCCTGGTTCACGAAGCGCTTTACGCCCGTGTACTTCGACAAGTATTGGTCGATGAACTTCTGACACTGTTGAATCCATTCCTCTTCGGAAAGGTGCTTGTACTGTGCCGGACGGGTAACTTGCTCACTCAAGCCCGGAGCACCTACACCGTAGATGATACCGAAGTTGATTCGCTTTGCCACTGTACGAAGCTGGTTGTATTCCTCAGAGAGTGGGTGATTCTTGTCCTTGAGAATCTTCGCCACTTCCTTGATATCCAGCCCGAACATTTCGCAGAACGTTCTGGTGTGAATATCCTGGTTCTTCGCATACGCGTCAAGTAGTAGTGGGTCCTGAGAGTAGTGCGCAGTTAGTCGCACTTCAATCTGCGAGTAGTCGGCAAGTACGTAGATGTACTCGTCATTCCAACTAAGGAATGCTTCACGGATGATCTTGCCGGTAGTCGAACCTGGAATGTTCTGTAGGTTCGGGTCCTGGGACGACATACGACCAGTCTTCACATTCTGATTGAACTGGCAGTGAAGAATGTTGTCGTCAGTCAGCTTCTCAAGGATACCCTCGACGTACGTGCCTTGGAGCTTGGACAACTCACGAAGCTTGAGGATATCCCCAATGATTTCGTGCTTGTTCTTGAGCTTCTCAAGAACCTTCTTGTCCAATGCGAAGCGAGCTTCCTCGCCAGGCAACATGTCTTTGGCATCCTTCGTCGTCTTGGTCAGCTTCACACCCGACGAAATGAGTGAGTCCGCAAGTTGCTTCGTAGACTGTAGGTTGATGTCTCCTACCTTCTCAGTGATGGAAAACTTTAGTGCCTCCATGTGCTTGACGAACTCTTGGCCAGCCTTGACCAACAACTCGCGGTCAATACGTACGCCGTGCTCCTCTGCATCGAACAAGACACGCAGTAGTGCCATCTCGTTCTTGTAGAGCGCGCTTAATGCATTCGTCCACTGGATGTTCTTGACAGTGAACTCGTACAACCTGTACGTGAGGAACGTATCTAGCGCTGCGTATTCCGTCATGAGGCTGACCGGAACGAATGAGTAGTCAACGTCATCCTTGCCGTTGATGGCATACTCATGCTGTGCTAGTTCCGAGCACTCAGCAATCCACTTCTTCAACTGGTTGCGGTTCTTGCCTTGGTGCTCGATGTTCTTGTCAATACGATCTGCCTCAGCCATCACGAGCTTGCGGAAAGCTTCACGACGTGCCTTCGATTCACGAGTACGGAACTGATCGATCTCATCTTCCTTCGCATTCGCAGTAGCGTCAATGAGACCCTTGTGTACGCGACCTAGGTCGTCCTTCCAACCAGACGCGATGATCTTCAATGCACCCGGTGCGTTCTCGTCGTAGAAGTGCCACAAGATACGAGTATCATGTAGCTTCGTCTTGATCATGATACCTTCGCGTGCATAGAAGTGCATATCGAACTTGGCGTTGTGCCAAACGGTAGTGCGCGTAGTATCAGCGAAGAAGTGGATGAGGTCATCACGAATGTCGAAGATGCTCAACTGTTCTGGTGCTGGACCTCCGAGGATACTAGCCTTGTGACGGACTGGCACGTAGAAGTGCATGTCCTTCCAGCCGAAAGACATACCGCAAATACGGTGTCCTCGGTACCAGTAAAAACCGGAGGTTTCTGTGTCGCACGCAACCAGACGCTGTTGTTGAAGCAGCTCAAAGAACGCACGCCATTCGTAGATTGTATTGACTAGGTGAAGTTTGCTACCGCCAACACCTGGCCAGTAGCTCATTTCTACTCCGTTGACGTAGTTTGTTAGAGTACCTGGGATCATTCAGCCACCTTCATAACGCGCGCCAAAATCGATGCCGAGTCGATAGGTTCAGTCCCTTGACGCATTCCCTCAGTGATACGTGGGTCGCCCACACACGTGTACTGACGACATGTCCTTGGTCGGATGTCGTAGATTCCGCACCTCTTGTTTTCCATTAGGAATGGACAAGGTTCACCAATCTTACCTTCTAGGAAGTAAGCTGCTGCGGCCTTGGTGGGGCGTGGCGCGGTTAGCATCTGTGGGAGAATCAAGCGGCTTCGAAGCTGCTCGAAAATCTCCGGTGTGAACTTGACGGCGGCATCGCCGTACAAGCCACTCTCGTACTCCACCTCTGTGATGTTGACGACAAACACATGACAACAAGCTGCTGTCTTACATGTGTCACATGGAGGGGTCTTGTCTTCTGGGATAGGCGCTACGGTATCGTGCAACACCTTCAAACGTACTCTAGCCTTGGCTGCCTTCGCTGGGTTGTGCGAAGTCGTCGGCAACCCAAACTTAGGCATCATTGATGTCTTAACAGGCAGAGGTTGAGCCGGTACATTCGGGTCAACACCAAACTGTGTCTTCTCGATACGCTTGTCTTGCGCTAGCTCATCTAGGTGAGTAGGACGCAATAGAGCAACATGTACCGGCTTCTTGAGTACGTCTTCACTCATCGCTTCTTGCTACCCATCTTGATATGACGACTCATCACAGCAGTAGTTGGATCCTTCTTGAGCATCTTTCGTGTATGGTCACGAGAGCGCTTACGCAAATGCTTGGCCTGGTCGTCCTTACTCATCATCGAGTAGGACATGACGCCAGGACAAGAAATGCCGATGAACGCTTGCTCACCACACTCCGGGCACTTCTGCTCGTTCTCCTCAGAACGCTGGACTAGATCATCCCACTCGTGCTCACAGCTTTTGCAATAGAAGTCTCGACTGATCCAACCCATACGTGTTCCTCACTGCCTGTGCAATATCGCGCATCTGGTAACGTTGGGTCACTTTGATGCGCTTGGTGAATGGGGCACTCTTCTTAGCGTTGCCCTTCGGAATGGCGACTGTTTGACCCCATGAGTAAACTTGCATGCCCGAGTTTACCGGGTCATTAATATCCACCCAACAAGACTCATCTACGTCTGTCCAGATACGCAACACTCTGTGACCATTGATCAAGAGTAGATGCGAGTTCGTGGAAGACGCCCACACCAACATACCGAGGTGACTGTACTTCTTGTTGAAGTGAGCAAGAGATCGATAGTGCCAATGCTTTGGCATCTGTCCGTTGCCTGGTATCTCGCGCAGGAAGTCCTTGAGCAAGAAGTCACACTTCCTGCCAAGGTCTTGATATCCTGTGCGAAAATACTTGAGGTCTTCTAGATCAGCTTCCGGTAGAACCGTAGCCGCCTTCGCCTCGGGCTGTGACGTCATCGAATGCCTCGACCTCTACCATAGCAGCACGTGTCACAGGTGCAACCACAAGCTGCGCAATCCGGTCACCCTTCTTGATGCTCGTGATATACCCGTTACTGCGAAACAAGATGACACCAAGTGGGCCACGGTAGTCTGGATCAACCGTTCCAGGTGTGTTGAGCACAGAGAGACCTTTCTTGAGAGCCAACCCCGAGCGCGGACGAACCTGCACTTCGTAACCATCTGGTACCGCGATCTTCCAGCCTGTAGAAACTAGAATCGGATCTCCACCAATATCCGCATCTTCTACTGAATAGACGTCCCAACCCACAGCACCGTCCGTGCCTCGGGTTGGAAGAATCGCATCAGGATGTGTGCGTACAAAACGCACCTTGGGCAAAGCTGCGATTTCTTGCTCCACCACATTGTCCTGCCATGCCTTACGGAATGCCTCGATCTGCTCTGCGGTGACTTCACCACCAATATCAAGTGTACCCTTAGTTACTGTCATGCCTTCCATGTCCACTCCAATCATTTCATCTGCACGCCGCCACGTAGCATCTTGTCAAGGATGGTTAGCGGTTCGGCAACTAGGTCTTCGAGCTTGTTGATTACCACATTGTTCGGGTAATACTGCCTAACGTCCGTGGACTGAATACCGAAAGCAATGACTTCCACGCCCACGTTCTTCGCACCGGCCACAACATCGCGCAGGTTCTGCTGCACACGACCTGTGTTACCGAAGGAAGGATACGGCATTCCGTCGTTCAAGACTAGCAGAATCTTTCGCTTCTCAGGACGCGCGAGCAAACGCTGAATGCCATGCTTAACAGCTTCACCATCAATAGTGTTGTTCTTGCAGTTGTGTGCTGCACCCGCAAGACGGATTGCGCCCTTCTCCCATGACTCACCAAAGTCACGATAGTAACGAACCCAGAGACGGCCCCAGCGTGCGTACATACTAGTGTCTTGTGGACGCTCGATAGCGTCCTCAGTTGAGTAACCGTAGACCATGAAAGGAATACGGAGGATGTTGAGCACGTCACCCAACACGATCGCAGCTTCGCCAGCTAGCTCTAGCTTCTTACCATTCATAGAACCAGAATGGTCGATAGCCAATCCGACAACAGTATTCAAGTGCCTCTTGTCAGAGAGCTGCTTGTAAACGTTCTCGGAAGTTCCAAAGATGGCGTGATGTAGACGACGACTGTCCAGTTTGCCTTCATCCTTGCCACCGAGCCAACGACGGCGGGACAATGCACGCAGCGTATTGACGAGACGCGTCTGGATGACAGACGTCATCTCTCGGGCTTCGTCACGAAACTTCTGCAAGCGCTGACCGTTGGAGGACAAGTTTCCATCGGGCATCGGAAGATACGTGTCTCCTGCGGTGGAGTACACGAGATACCCAGACTCTTCCAAGCCATGTTGATAGCCAGCGAAACCCTTCTGAGTTCCGGCTTTCTTGTCAGTGAGTTGCTTGGACACCTGTGCCAGTGCAGCACCAATATCACCAGCAGTAGTGATCATCGGCTTGCCAGCAGAGTCCTTTTGCTGGCCAGTACCACCCTGACCTTCTTGGCCAGTCTTTCCTGCCTGCGGCTGTTGCTGCTTCTCTTGCTCTTCTTGTTGCTGGCGACGCTTCTTCTCTTCCTCAGCCAGATCCTTCAACACCTCGTACATACGAAGCCCGGCTTCTAGAGCATCGAGCGTGGTGTTGATCTGAGACTGTGGACCGATTGCATCGATGCACTTACTGACACGTTCCTTTGTTTCGACGTCAACAATGGTGTTCCAAAACTCTGTGTCCTTGTACTTCTCGTAGTCGAAGTACGCGGATATTACACGACGGAAGGGTTTGATATCCTTCCAGTGTTCCGCGATCCTGGGGTAGATCCAGTCATGTACACGGTGCAAGTTGTACGGAGAGCCAGGGTACAAACGTCCCATGGCATACTCGATACGCACATCCTCACACACGTTAACACACATGAGTTGTTCTGGTGTGAGTGCGGGGCGGTAGCCGGACACCACGTTGAACTCTGTGAAGATGATATGAGCCGTCTCATGATCGAGATAGCCCTGCACAGCCTCTAGAAGCTCGTCTGGGGCGTCGTCAGGAAGAACCGGAAGGATGATCGTCTTGCCTTCTGTCTTGGCTTGTGAGCCGCGCCAGACGACACGGATGCCGTACTCATGGGCAAGCATACGTGCCGTACGCTCAACCGTAGTCTCAACAAGACGAATCCTTCGGCTCTTCATCAGTCACTCTCGTGTTCGGGGTCCAGGCAGTCACTGACTAGCTTTCCATCCTTCTTCACGGTAAACTCGATATGACCCGTAGATTCGCAGAAGCCCTCGAAGTATTCGGAGCGTTCCTCAGCATCTCGGTAAGCGTCACGCTTTGCTGCGGTGGTGAAGAACCTTGGTGATGCGCTACCATCCCCGTTGTTAACCACATAGTAGTACAGATCAACTTTCATATCAGACTTTCTTTACTCGGGCGTGGAACATCATACGAGTCTTGGTTGTGATTGCATCACGAGCTTCCTTCGTGTCGATGATCTCAAGACCAGCCTCTCGGAAGACGTCTTCTAGCATCGCCTTGAGCACCTGTCCAGTCTCTCGCAATCCTGCGCCTGGAATCTTGTCTAGCACGTGATCGAGACGAGTTTCGGTTACCCACTCGTTCGCAATCTCTAGTGCATCAGAAAGCACGGCAAGCTTTGCTGGATCCTCGACCTTGCGGTCCGTAGCGGTCTCGCGCTCTTCTGGACGCTTGTGCTTTGCCATCACACGGTTGCCGCGACTGTCCGTCACCTCTGTGAGAGGACGGAGGACAACACCTTCCATGAACTTGTCCATGCCCATACCGTTGCGGTATGCCTGTACGGACTTCTTGTCGCGTGCCTCGTCACAGGCTTCCGGGGTTCCGGGAATCTTGTCGTAGTGTACGAACTCCAAACCGAGCTTTGCTGCCACGTCCGCAGCATCTGGCACGGTCAACCAAGTCCCATTGATGTTGATGTCAAAGACACCAAACTTGAGGTCTGGACCGTATCGGTAGGCTTGCTTCTGTTGGCTGCCACCGTAGAGTTCACCGTGAACAACCATGGACTCGATGTTCATCGCGTCGCAAGCGTTTGCAAAGTCCTGCATGTTGACGAGTTGCTCGAACAGCACAATCGATGCACCGCCCGAGAACATAGACACCACACACTCAGGCGAGTTCTTCACCGTGGCACGAAACTGAGAAGCCGTGCCTGAGTCTACAAACTTCACATGTGGATCCTTGTGATACGCGATGTGGGCACTTGTTCCGTGCAGCTTTTCCAGTGCGTATAGTTCCTTGAACATGAGGACCGTCTGGTCCTTGTACAAGTTATTGATGTGCATGTAACCCATGTGTCCCTCAGGCTTTCTTCGAAAGATCTTCCTTGATCTCCATGTCGTGGATGTATTGCATGACAAACTTGCCATGTTCCGAGGCTGGTCGAATACGCACTACCAGTTCGTCTGGTGTAGTCTCGTACGTAGCTGCGTAATCATCTGGCTGAAACTTTACATGAGTCAGAGAGTCCACCACGCCAGCCATCATGCTTGACATTTCCTTGTTGGTAGACAAGACGCGCGTAGCAACAGTTCTTCCAAGGTTAGTTGGTGTCATCACTTCCTCGCCGTGAGATACTTCTTGTCATCCTTTTCCGGAAGCTGCATGTTGCGCTGAATCATCTGAGCGATGCTCATTGCCGCAGGAACCGGAAGCTTATCAAGGAAAGAGTAACGTGCCGCCTTCATAGGATACGGCAAGCGTGAGATCTTTTCCATCCAGTTGATTCCGTCACGAGTAGTGAGCGGGATCGCAATCGTGCCACTCTTGAAAGCTTCACGTACCGCAGCGAGAACCTTGACAACACCAGGAATGAACTGCTTGGCGTGGTCTTGAGGGAACATCGCCATGAGCACCTTGGTCTCAGCTTCTGGCGTGATGTAGTCGATTTGGATACATGTCTTCCAGCGGTTCAAGAACGAGAAGTTCTGAACGTTTGTACCGGCGATGTACAGCGACGAGTCGTCACCAAGACCGTTCGTGTTCGCCGTACCCACAATCGTGTTCTGTGGGTGCAGGTTGAAGATCTGGTTTGTCTCGTGCATGAGGAAGCGAAGCTCATCCGAGATTGCACGCTGTAGTACGAAGGCAGTCTCAGGCGGACACGCGTCTACCTCATCGAACAAGACAATCGTTCCCGGCTCGGTGAACGCGAGCGGAACAAGGCCGTAGCGAAACTGCATCTGGCCATTGACAATCTTCCAGTCGCCAATCAAGTCTGAGCGGGACAAGTGACCATCGAAGTTGATGGTAACCACATTGTAGTTCAACCGCGCAGCTACTTGATTCGCAAGCTGTGTCTTACCAGATCCTGAATGGCCAATCAGGTACGTAGTGTCCCGAAACTGTAGGGCCTTGAGAAACTCGATGGTTTCTTCTTGCGGGAACTGGTAGTTCGGATTCTTTTCCGGCGTGAGGATGCCAGGTTCCTTGAACGCTTGAATCAGAACGTCCTTCTTCACTGGCTGACCGTTGGCGTCGAGAACCTCTTTACCTTTAGTCTTCTTCACACCAGTGTCGAGACCAAAGGTCGCCACCATGGAAACGGCTTCCTGTTCACGGTTCGGACGATTCGGAACCACCGTGATCTTGGAGTTGAGTAGAGCTTGAGTATCCACGTTTCCTCATTACGACAAATCCCAATCTGTTTCGGTCTGGATGATCGGGTCTTTGCTTGGCTTGTTGGTGTATTGTTCGGGTTTGTTGACGAAGGAAATCTTCGTGTTCGGGCCAACTGTGAGCACGGAGCCTGCCAGTATCATAGGCAACGCGTCGTCGTTGTCAAGGTGACGCGAGTGGATTTCGATGCCGTGATCACGAAGTAGATCACGGATCACACCAATCACGTGGGTGATGCTCAGCAAGTCCAAGTCATACTCAAACAAACTCACGTTGCCTGGCATTTCCCAGCCGTTTGGCAAAACGTATGAGTTGCCATGAGACAGTAGGATGACAACCTGATGATTCTTAGCTAGCGTCTCGATCGCTTCGGAGTGAGGTATGCCTACGGGGAGGACAGAAGGGTCCTTCACGAACACGACGCGGTTGACTAGAACTCGGTCACCCATCTTGCATACTCCATGTCATCGTATGTATCCACACGATCTTTCAGGGCTGCTGTAAGTTTATCAGCCCCTGAGGAGTCTGCAAGCATGTTACCTGCATCTTGATTGTCTGGCCAGCCAGTCATACGCGAGACATACACTTTCTTGAAGTGCATGTGTAGCTCAGGAATAGCTTTCATCATCTCGGGCTTGGCGTCTCGCTTGTCCCAGAAGAGTGTGACTTCTTCGATGCCCCAAGTCTTTAGCCGGAGCATCTGGTCAAGTCCAATCTTCTTGGAGAAGGTTGCGTATGCACTCACCTGTGGTATGCGGCGAACCGCCAAGCAGTCGTAGATACCCTCGACAAGAATCGCATGCTTGTCAAAAGGTTTGACGTAGGGCCAGAGAGTTCGGTGGACCTCGGACTCGGGAGCCATGAGATACTTCATCTCGCCCTTGTCTTTGATCGAAATGTCACGACCCTGCCACGAGACAAGTTCGTGCTGTCCACCGTAGATGGGAACCACCACACGGTTGCCTAGGTCACCACGACGCTTGCCCTTGGAGTCATGTACTGCCAACGAAGGCTCGGGCGTGTAGTGAGCCTGGATCGCACGAATCTCGAATGGTGTCAGACCGCGACCGACCAAGTAGTCCCAGAAGCGAGCGTTCTCTTCTGTGCGCTCTTCCAAAGGCTTGAGTCCCTTCGGTATAGAACGAATGGTCTTGATGTCCGCAATCTTGGCTTGTGCGCTCTCATGGTCATCCGCCAAGCCATCACGCAACTCGGCTTCAAGCTCTGCATCCTCAGGCGTAATCGCAGCATACTCACGAATCAGACGAGTCATTGCCTGATAGCGAGTGATGTTCTCGGTGATAGCCACGAAGTCAAAGACGTCGTAGTTACCCAGCTTGAAGTTGCACTTGAAGCAGTTGAAGACTTTCTTCTTCGGGTTGATGTAACACTTGTACTTGTCTTCTCCGCAGAGCGGACAACAAATGCGCAGTTCGTCCGAAGGAGTCCACTTGACTGTGTGGTGCTCCTGTACGTACGAGTCCCATTCGAACTCGCGCTTGACTCTGTTTAGAAGACTTGCTCTCATGCTGCGTCGTCCGGTACCGAAGGTCCGTCGAGGATACTGCGAATCTGTGCGATGATCTCGCTCTGTGAGATTTGCAAAGGCTTGGACTTTTCGTCCTTACTCATCGTGAGCTTGGTAACTAGCTTTCCGATGTCCTCAGCAACCTCTGTCGTCTTCTTTGCCTTCGCTACTTCATCGGTAGCGAACTTCAAGCAGACAGTACAAATACACACGCCGGATGCCCATGCGAAGCATGCGTCATCTACTTGAGACATACAGAAGCTACAGACAATCGTCTTGTATCGCGAGCGAGCCCTACGAACCGCAATGTCTTCACTCATGTTCATCCTCAGTCTAGGATTACTGCACCATTGATGTCTTCCGGTACCTCGGCGAGTTCTACCTCATCCGGTGTTACCACGTCCGAGACGTTAGCATGTGCGGTTCCGTTCTGCAATGCCGTGTCGTTGACAGAGCCTGCGTAGAACGTCATGTGTTCGAAGTCTGTGGCAATCTTGATGGTGCGCTCAGACGGACCATTGCGGTTCTTCTTCATGAAGAGACGCATGATGTTGTCTTCACGCTCATCTTTGTTCTGGGCCATGATGATGAGTGCATCGGCTGTGTACATACGCGAGATAGAACCAGCCAAACCAGATTCGTCCGGAGTCTCTTGCACCATGCCGCCACGGTTCAACTGTAGGGCGGACCAGACGCGAGTGTTGAACTCTTTCGTCATACCACGGCAAGCCTTCGCAATAGCAGCTTGCTCTTGGTTGATATCATGGTAGTGACGGTGCGGCTTCATGAGGTCCAAGTAGTCAATGATGACTAGACCTGGCTTCACGCCGATAGATGCAAGCTGCTTGTAGTGGGCCTTGATGGTGTTGATGCTTGCTTCATCTTCTGGGTATTCCTTGATGATGAGCGAGTTGCCAAACTTCTCATGATAGGTGTGCAGTTCCTCGTACACCTTCGAGTTCAACGACTTCAACTCTTGCGGCTTGATATGGCAGAAGAGTGAGTCGAAACGGTCAGCGATGTCTTCTTGAGAAAGCTCAAGCGTGTAGTAGACAACCTGCTGCCCAAGCAACACGCCTACTCGTGCAAGCCATTCCAAGAAGATGGACTTACCGCGACCGGAACCACCAACAACAAGACCCATCTGCTTGTTCTTGAGGCCGCCATACATCATGGCGTCTAGTTCGGGGATGCCAGTAGACAGTCTACGGATTTCATCACGCTGGTCGCGTTGCGCCAAACGTGCCTCGAACTCAGCAAAGAAGTTGTGTCCAACCGTGAGAATGTCCATTCCCTTGTTACGGGCGACTTCTACACGCTCGACAACTTCATCCCAAGCTTCGTTCTTGATCAACTCCATCGAGTCAAGGATGGCCTGCTTCATCGCCTGACGACGAACGAACTTGCCAAACGTTGCCTGGATGTGCTCCTCCTCGAAAGGAAGGACTGGTTGCTTGATGAAGTTGTAGTAGCCTACTACTTTGTCAACTTCGTGTTCACGAATACTCTTCGTCTTAGCTGCCTTGAGCAACTCTTCACGAAGAGTAATCTGTGTGAGAGGAATCGGCGAACTAGAAATGGTCTGGTAGTACCACTGTAGTGCGCGGTTCGCGAAGTGTTCGATCTCGATCGTCTCACGAGCAATAGAGGTGAACTGAGGATTCTGTAGCATGTAGCCAAGAACCTTCACCTGATATTCCTCGCTGTAAAACAGCGTGTCTTTCTCAGTCATTACTTTCCTGTCATTTTGCGCCAAACGGGATCAGCATTCAGGTAGATATCTGGGAATGCGATCAGGCGCGTGAGCACCAGCTTACGGTACACGTCCTCACGCGTCAACCCTTGGGCGCGCATCACATCGTTCATCTGACGCTCGCAACGCTTGAACAACTCTACGGTTCCTACGTTGGCTGGAACGTTGTTCGTACTTACCTTCTCAGGCTTGACTACACTCGCACGCAATACAGCAGCGTCGGTAGTCAACACGTGAGGCTTTGGAGCCGTCTTGAACGTGTTGTGGTAGAAGGTGAACTGCGCCTTGATGAAGGTCTCAGAATCGACACCTGAGTCCTCCACAGCCTTGCGAACGCGCTTCCACAGAGCAAGCCCGTGTGGTGTGAATGGCTGACCATAGTAGCTGTACAGTGGCTTGCGTTCGTATGATTCCAACGTGCGCATGTACAAGTCGCGAAGTTGGTACTCAGCAAAGTGCTCACTGCCTGCGAACGGAGAGGTTCCGTTCACCACAGCAGTGGCACGCTCGGCCGTTGAAACTACACGCTTTTCCTGGGTCTCGGAAAAGGCAACGCTACGCTTGGCAGCAGTAAGCTTCTGCTGCCTGAGAACTGCAATCACATCAACCATGCTCACACCTTTGAAAGCTTTTCGTAGGCGCTCTTAACACGCTTGAACTGCTCCTCATCGCCGCCACGATCTGGATGCAACTCTTTAGCCAGCGCCTTCCACGCAGCGTCTATGATAACCCGAGGAGCGCCGGGACGCAAGTGTAGTATCGCCCACGGATCGTCGCCGACTGTCGTAGTTCCGCTACTGTTCATCATCTGCCGAACCTGGTCTGCAAACTTGTCGTGGACATACCAACGATGCGACCCAGACTCTCCTGCAAAGGTGCGGAATGTCGATGGAATGCTTCGGCGTACGAACTCCAAGACACGAGCGTTTGGACGTACTACTTCCCACCAGTTAGCCCACTGGCCTGTACCCTTCTTTAGTTCCATGTCAGGTCGACCTCCTCTTGCGTACGATACGCATAGAAGCCGGTGCCCATAGCTACCTGAGTAGGACGCAAAGGATTCTGTGGACGAGGAAAGTGTGCGTACTTGCTAACCAAGCGCACGCGCTTGAACGCCAAGTAATGAATGTCTGCACGAAGTGGCGGCTCTACGGCACGCTCCAACTTCGTCATACGAGCACAGTCTACGGACAGGATGTGGTTGACTGTATCGTTCGCAATCACCATGCCCATGAAGTTCTGCAAGTCATCCTTGTCGAACCTGTCATGACGAGACGGTACATCACGAAAGATTGTGCCATCTGCTCGGCGCTGCTTACGCAGTGCGTAGCCAATCTTCATCCATCCGAGAATCGAGTCTCCGGGTCTAAGCTCGCTTATCTTTCGCATTCCACAGCCTGGCTATTAGTTTAGCATCTGGCTGGGATTGGTACAACGGAAAGCATTCCTCCTTCTTGTAGTCCTCGTACCTTTGTAGCGAGTGCCTAAGAAGGTGGTCATGCGTATAGTTCGCGAACTCTACGGCAATGAGCTTGTCGCCACGTAGACCTCGACCTAGACGTTGCATGGTCTTGATTCGGCTCTTACGAGAACCGGCCAAGATGAGCGCATCAATAGTTGGTACGTCCACACCTTCGTCCAGAATGGTCGAAGCAATGAGGACTGGAAGCCTACGCTCACCGAAGTCCTGTAATCCAGACTGTCGTACTTCCGTAGTTTCCTTGCCGTTGATGAACAAGTGTGGAATGAACGCACCGTCTACCGCAGTCCAGAGAGCAGCGTCGATGAGCTTTCCGTGCTCAATCTGTTCGCACAAGATGAGCGTAGATAGTCCGTTGTCCGTGAATGCTCTTGTCCAATCTACGATCAGAGAAAGAGCATTTGGGTTCTCTACTATACCCTGCTTGTACGCAGTAGCATACGTCGTCTTCTTAGGCAGCATTGGTGCTGTGACCTTGGAGAAGATGACATGTGTACGCGCGGAGATACCACGGTCAACCAAAAACTTGTTGGGGATGTCTACGATGATCGGACCAATCGCCGCCAACAAACAAATATTGGCACCGTCAGTACGGTCCATAGGAGTTCCAGAAAGACCAAAGCGATAGTTCGCAGGACAAGCAGTACAAACACTGTACCAAGTCTCGCTACCCGCATGATGGCACTCATCCACGAAAAGAACCTGAGTATTCGCAAGTAGATCCTGGCACGCTTGTTGCTCGAAGCGGGATTCAAGCGTATCCACCGTCGCGATTGTAACCCAGGAACCTGGCTCCCAGATACCATCGCCAACCAAGCCGACCTCTGCATCTGTAACTCCTAGTCTCTTCTTGAAGCGGTCACGTGCCTGGTACAACAGCTCTCGTGTTGTCACCATGAACAGCGTTGGCTGTCGAAGATACTGAGTGATTGCACAAGCAATCTCTGTCTTGCCGCCGTTGGTGGCAATACGCAAGATACCCTGCTTTGCTTCTACCGCCTTTTCTGCTGCGGCAAGTTGGTAGTCAAACTTGCCCTCCATCTTGACACCGATGAGATCGTACGTGCTACCTTGAGGTGCCAGCGGTGTACGATGGTCATTCACCTCGTACTGCACGCTTGCTACATCGAGCACATGCTTCACAATGTCAAGTAGGCCAGTAGGGAAAGCGCCTGTGTTCGTCTTGAACAAGTGCTTGCGACCGTCCCACACACCCTTGCGGTATGCCTTCGAAAACTCGGCGCCCTCTACTGCGTATGAAGTAGCTTCACGAACTGCATTGAGAGGATACTTGCCGGTGAGCTTCGAGATTGGTCCGTAGATATCAATGATGGCTTGTTGCATTCTTGATCAGGCTTTCTACAGGAATGAGCTTTGGAGTTGGTGCCATCAACAAGAACTCGTCTGTTGGAAACCAACTAAACGTCAAGCCCTCACGTTGAAACTTCTTGAAGGCTGACTGGTTGAGCGTCATCACGACAGGTTCGGACATGTCGCGAGTAAACACCCCAGCTCTGATTGAGTTTGGGCGATCGCGGTATTTGAAGTATGCGATGATTTGCTTCGCGTCAGGAAGTACGTGGGTGAATAGGTAGTTGACACGCTTTGCGAGGATGTCCATGCAGCTCTTATTCGCTGGACAGTTGTCGTTGTTGAGGCAGAAGAGTGGCGATAGCTGCGGGTATGGCTCAATCAGCGTCATGCACTCTGGATAGATATATCGGAGAGGCATGAAAACTGAGTGCTTCTGGAACGTGAAGAATACTACCGCTTCTTTCATCTGTCACCAAATCAGTGCCATGGAGTCTGCCACATCCTTGAAACGCTTACGTGTTTCTTCACGGAAGGCATTGAACTCTTCACGCAGCGTATTGAACGCCTTGTAGTGTTCACGTAGCTGCTTAGCCTCGGTCTCCAAATCCCTTACTTTGGATTCCAGGACCATAATCTGCTGCTTCTGTGCCGTAACCTTTTGCATGGTCAGGTTCACGTGCTGGTTCAAACCCTGGAAAGCTTCACGCAAACGATTCGCTTCGGCGATCGTGATAGGCTGCTGGGAAGCCTTGAACTCCGGGTTTGATACTGCGTGCATGAACGCAGCGATTTCTTCGGGCGTGTGGATTTCGTTCATCGGTGCTCTAGTCCTAGGATGAGGCCCAGCACAATCGTAGTCACTGCAAAAGCTGCTGCCAAACTCCATGGAATCCAAGACCAATCTGGCTGATTCTGTGCTTGACGAAGTGCCGCATCTGCTTGCTCCCACTGTTGGGTGAGCCGTGTACGCTCTGCTGTCAGCGTCGTGATCTGGCTTGTTGCGGCGTCCAACGACAGGTGAAGCTCGTCGCTAGCATGCGACAAAGCTGCGATCTGTGCAAGGTCTGCCGTGTGTGCATTGGTCAGAAAACGCAAGTCCTCGTCAATCTGTAGGAGCGCTTGATACTCTCCGAGATTGAAGCACTGATACGTCTGACCAGACGACTGGCAACGGATACCAGCCGGAAGACGGAAACGTGTGATGGTGTCCTGTGCCATCGCCATGCCGGGTGCGCCAAAGAGCATCACCACGACTAGTAAAGCTGCAATGATCTTCTTCATCACTTCACCTTGCTGTCTACATCAGACCAAGACGAAATACCTGCGATGATTTGCGTGTTACGCTCGTGCTGGTCCTGTAGTGCTTGAATCTGCTGCTGGATAGCCTCGGCCTGTTGCTGGGCGGCTGCTGCCGCCTCTGCATGCTGCTGCTGGGCCTGTGCGTCCTGTGCGAGCTGTTGGTTCGTCTGCGCCTGGCGTACGGCCTCCTGAGCGACGTCACGCTGTGCTTCGAGGCCAGCAATCTGAGAGCCTCGTGCGCTAGCTGTGATTGCCCAAATCGCGGCTGCTACTACGGTAGCAAGAACTACGAAGATACCAACGATCCACTTTCGCCATCCAGTGGGGTTGGACTTCTTGTAGTTGTCAATCCATTCGAGTAGTTGGTTCATGGGAACTCGTCATTTCTGGAACCACCAATCTGGTCGTCCTGTAGAGAGATAGCAGAAACCACGGCATGAAGCAAGGAGTCCAAACGCTTGTCAAAATGTGAAGGCAAGGACTTCAACATGAGCATAGTCTTGGTTACACGTGCTTGTGTTGGAGCAGTGAAACCATTCATTGCAGGTACACCATCGAGAGTGTCAAGTGAAGCAAACGAAATGTTGTAGTAGGCACCATCTGTGAACGGTGTCGTTTCAAGGTACACATAGTCTGCAATCAGCACACCTTGTGCGGGCGGAATCACGCGTACAATAGCAACAGCATCTGCCGTTACAGGTGTGTCAGTACGGACCACGGCTGCATAGTTCGTAGCATCTGTATACGAAGCGTTTACAATGACCTGGGTGTTGAGCTGCAAGCGAATATAGGTCGGCGAGATAAAGCGTACAGTGTCAATCTGTACGTTACCGGAAACGGATGGTTGTCCGCCACCCCACGGTGTAGTGCCCCACGGACCTGTACCCCACGTCATCAACGCACCTCGTGTGTATCGTCTCGCTCTACTTCTACCTTCGTAGTTTCAGCTACGCGCGTTTCTACTACAACAGGCGCTTGTCCACGTCCGCGAAGAAGTGGATGACCAAAGAAGCCAGCGATTGCGGCGATTGCTGCAAGCAACGCACTCAAGCCTGGTCCCAAGATCGTTAGCCACGGAAGGCCAACGAGGATACTGAGAACCTCAGCCTTGACCATCAACAAGAAGAGAGTAGGTGCTCCAAACGCACACACAACGAACACAGACAAGAGAACTGCCTGTGGCCAGTGGATGTTGTCGAAGTATGCCTTGATGTCTTTGAATGTCATGTTCACCTCACTGCAACTTGTTCAATCCGCCGTAAGCACCTGCGCCAGCACCTGTGCCGTAGTCCCATGTAGTTGCACCGATAGAACCTACTGCCGGTACGATAGTACCTGCTGCGACTGCTGTTCCGACGTTGTTACCGATTACGTAACCGTAACGGTAGTTGGTTGTGTCGAAATCCAACTCACCACCAGAAAGGGTCGAACCGTCACCAGTAACCAAGTTACCCGTGATTACGTGCTGGTCCCAAGTACCGCCAACCAAGTCATCCTTGTATACGATACCACGACCTTCGATAACTCCAACACTGTTCCAATCCACTAGGTTGTTCGAGCACACTGTAGATGCGATAGCACCGCGCACACGAATACCGATTCGGTTTGGGTTGTTGGCTAGAAGAGCACCAGTCTTCACACCAGAAAGCATGTTGTCACAGATAGACACACAACGTGCTACTGCCGTCTGACAGAACACCGAGATACCGATGTGTGTGATGTCGTTCGCACTGTAAGTTGTCTCTTGGATGACGTTGCCGTGAACCTTCGTGTTCAACGAGCCGTTACCAAGTTCAAGAGACATTGCAACCGCGCTTGCCGTAGTGCTACGCCACACAATCACGTTCTCCGATACACTGCCATCGATTGCACCACCCACGCCATTGAGCGCGATGGTCTGCCCGCCACCCGTGCTAGAGCGGCAGTGGTTGCGTTCGATGATGTATCCGTTCAAGCCAACCGAAGGTGCGGCCACCACGATGCAGTGGAAAGCATTTGATTGGGTAGCTGCGATAGCCTGGTCAACGATGTTGTCGGTGATTACCAAGCCCTTCGAGTTGGTGGTAGCATTCTGGAAGCGAATACCAGCACCAGACTGTAGGATCGTTCCGAACGAGCACTCAACACCAGACACGATGTTCTGTGTGATTCTTGCTGGACCGCAGTTCTGCACCTCGATACCGGATGCGATTCCTGTTGGTGCAGCGAAGACACCGAAAACATCGTTGTCCGAAATCGAAACGCTTGGCGCACGACTCGTGATGTTGTTCTGGTTCGCTACGAAGATGCCGTATGCCGCAGCCGTCGAACCTGTGTCGCCGATGGAATCAAGGCGGTTGCCCTTGATCTTCACGTTTGCTACGTTCGTTCCACCAGGGTTCATGTAGATACCGCTTGCTACAGTTGGCGAAGCAATACCCTCAGCGAAGTTGTCACTGATGATGAACTGGTCCTGGTTGTTGCTGCTTCCTGGAACAAAGCGAACGAAGCTACCTTCATCATCGCCTGCGTTGATAGCGAAGCAAGTGTTACCAGATACGTCGTACTTTCCACCAAAGAACGAACTGAAAGCGTTCGTAAGTTCGATAGCAACGCGGATACCGATACCAGAGCTGGCGCCCAAGTTCGTGAACATGTTGTCTCGGATGATCAGTCTGTTGATTCCTGGGTCATTCAAGAGACGGATACCATATACGTTGTCGTGTTCTGCACTTTCGGCAAACACGTTGCTCTTGATTTCCAAGTCACACGAGAGCATACCGCCGACTGGACCACCAACACGCACCATCTCTTGCATACGAGTGCAGTAGTTACGAGACCAAGATGCCTTCGTAAGCGAATGCTGGTCAAGCTGTGCACCGACGATGAACGAGCCCACGTTACAATCAATCGTGTTGTCATCTACCACGATGTCAGAAGCAGCCTGTGTGCTCTTGAGCCACAACAGCATGTTCGTGAAACCAGCCGCGGTTGTACCGCCCGTGTAGTTGAAGTAGTTCTCAGTGATGTGCACGCGGTTAGTACCGGCTGCCGTGTTCCAGAAGCCGAACACGTATGCGTTGCCTGTTACGGCTGGCAAAGTGAATCGGTTGTTCTGAGCTACTACACCACTTACGGCTCCGGTCACACCAGCGCCCACAGCAGTTACGCTTGTGATGCTCATCTGGTTGTTAGTGATGACTAGACGAGTTACAGATCCGTCCGCAAGTGCGTATGGCGCCAAGCAGGCTCCGAAGCACTCGTCGATTACTACGTCATTCACACTGGATGCGATGAAGAATCCAGTAGTAGAAATCAAGCACTTGTTGAAGCGCGAGTTCGTCAACGTCGAGGTAATCGTTGAGCCGATGATGATAGACGCTCCCGACGAGCCTACGAACGTAGAGCTGGACGCGGATACGCCTGCATTCACGTTCACAAGACGAACCTGTCCAGTGAATGCACAGTAGTCGAACTGCACGTTTGTTGCAGCAGACACGTCTAGGATGTTCACGGCTGCACCACCAGCACGCTGGTAAGCGATGTTCGTGAAGCGTAGAGTTGCGGTCGTAGAGATTGCTGCGCCAGTCGTGTTCGTGCTTGAGAACACAGTCGTTGCGAAGTTCTCACCAATGAACGTCACCGACTTTGCGATAGCGACCGTCGTTGGAAAACTATACGTACCAGCCTTTACAAAGATGGTTCCACCACTTGCTGGAAGTGCAGCAACTGCGGCAGTCAACATCGCCGAAGCATCTGAGAATGCCGTGACGTTGAAATCACCGAAAGACGTAGCGCCGTTACCAATCGAGACGCTGTTGGAACGCGCACCCTGTACACCACCCGCTTGGTCAAACCAACGAGGACGGGATGCGAATGCGATCGGAGGCGCTGCCGCTACCACATCGGGACGCATAGAACCGAACTTCAACTCACGAATCTGAGCAGAGAGTGCGTCAATCTGGTCCTTCAACGAGCGGATGTTGAGGTCATCGCGAGCACCGAATACTTCCTTCGACATGGTGAGTGCGCTACCGCGAGTCTCATTCGCCTGCCAAAGACGTTGTGCTGGGTCTGGGTGACCTGGCGTTGCCAACAAAGAATCCTGAGCTGGGTCACTTGGATCTGTGCGTTCGCGCACAAGCATCGCAGTGCCGGACGTTACACGAACGATTGCGCCAGCCTTGTGAGGAGAACCCAAGTTTCCACTCAAGCCAAGCAATCCGTTCGCACGGTCAATCGAAGAAACCGTACGTGCTTCTGGGGCCGTGCCACCGAAGTCAACAGTGACGTTGAATGGCAAGGTCGCTGGGAATACGCGGTTGTCTACTACACGGATCGTACTTGCACCAACAGCCGAATCTACTTCCATGACAGAAGCTGCCGTTACTAGTGCCAAGCCTGGGTTAGAACCACCCGAGACGATACGGTTAGAACCGTCCGTACGGAACACGCCTACCGGAACTCGAATAGAGTTTGGGTTGGACGTCTGTTCAAACGACGTCGTAGACACAGGGTTGACGATGCGCCAGTCCGGAGCTAGTCGCGTAGCAACGTTCAAACCAAACTCAGAACCATCAGGTTCTGGTGCAGTGTTAGGGATGGTTGGATCCCAGAAGAAACGAGAGTCAGTGTCCGAGTCGTTTTGGATGAACTCGATTTCGACGTAGAAGTTGAGGCCAGTGCCAAGCAACGTGATGGAACGTGAATCGTTTGGTGTCTGCTCGTTGTTGGTGATCTGTCCAGAGCGGTCGGCTGCGTTACCGTTGTACACGGTAATCATACCTGGGTTAGCTGTCTGGTCCTCAATCTGTACACGGAAGCCGTCAAGAATACGAGAACGACGGTCTAGCCATTCACGCTCAAGCTCAAACTTCTGTGCCTCTTGCGTGTAGGTATTCGCACCCTGTACGTAGTCTACAAGATCAATGCGTTCACCAGAATGTACCTTGAGACTCTCGGGCATATTACCTCTTCGAAATAAACGTGACTTCTACGCCAGCAGCGCGCACCAAGTCAATGATATACTGCACTCGGTCCTGCACAGTCACAGGGAGTCTGAGTGGGAAGTCGAAGCCATCTCTTCGTGGGTATCCCGTACCAACCGATGGTGACAAAGCTTCCATTTCATAGTGCGTGTGTTCGATTTGCAAGTACGGGATGAAATCAAGAACAGCACCAACCCTAGTAGTATAGCTGATGTTTTCCTCTGGTCCAGGCGTAAACTCTACGCTTCGCTGGTTACTGTGGGAGAATACCGCACCATGTGAGAATGTCAACACATTTGTGCCCGTGTTGTTATTCGTAACGTGTAGTCTCTCTGCGAGCAATGGACCAGCACCAACATCCAACGTGATCACGTATGGATAGCCGCTGGTTGGGAAACGCGCTGTGCTTGCAAGAGTCGCAGTTGTATCCCCAGCCGACACTGCTGCCGCAAGCTGCCCACGTGCCTTCACAACGCCCGTTCCAAAGTTGAACGTGCCGTTAGCTGCCGTAGGTGACCAATCGGTTCCACCGAGGTTTAGAGTCGCCTGCGTGTACAACGGACGTACAGTGTCTGCACCACCAACCTGGATCTCGGGAGCATACAGACCGAACCTGTCTAGGTATCTTACGTTGCCCATGTGGTCATCGCCGCCAGCAGGACTGACGCGAATGAGGTCCGCCAAAAGAACTACACGAGAACCAATCGC